CAATGGGAAGAAGCCTATATTAAAATGGGTAGACCAGAATCTTTTGATAAATATACATTAGATACAAAATCTGATGTTGTTCCTCTTGATGAACAAGCTATCAAAAACTTTCAAGAACAATCTTTCAAACTAGGTTTGAATAATGAACAAGCAAATGGCATATTAAATTTTTACAAAAATAATATGGAAGCTGCTGACAAACAGGCAAAAGTAGATGCAGAAACTACTCAAGCTCAAGCTCAACAACTTTTGAGACAAGAATGGGGTAGAGAGTATGATACAAACATCAACAAAGCAAAGTCACTAGCTAATGCAAATCTAGCACCAGAAGTTTTAGAACTACAACTATCTGATGGTTCAAGACTAGGTGATAATGTAGATGTCATAAAAGGTTTTGCAAAGATAGCTAACATGCTTTCTGAAGATAAAATATTATCTACTGAGTCTGAAAACATGGATAAATCTGAAGATATACAAACAGAAATAGATCAGATTATGAATGATAAGAATGGTCCATATTGGAACAAGTCACATCCTAATCACGATAAAGTTGTTCAACAAGTATATACCATGAGAGAAATGTTAGATGGCAGCAAGTGATCATCTTAATGATGAAGAGTTAAGACTTGAGATTTTAAGAATTGTCAAAGAAACTGGTACTGAATTTCAGAAACAAGACCCCTTGCCAATTTGTGAAAATTATTATAAATGGATAAAAGGTAAGACAATTCGTAAGAACCTTGCTGACAAGAAGGAATAGACTCTAGTCTAAAAGACTCTAAATCCAAGAGATGCCTACGAAGGTGGATAACTTCTCTGATTGTTTAATACTAACATAACAATGGGAGACTAATATGTCATCACAAATAACAACAGCATTTGTGCAGCAGTATTCTGCTAACATTCAAATGTTGTCTCAACAAATGGGATCGTTATTGAGAGACAAAGTTCGTCTTGAATCTATTGTCGGTAAAAATGCTTTCTTCGATCAAGTCGGAAAAGTAACTGCTGTTTTAAAAACTAGCAGACATGCTGACACTCCACAGATCGACACTCCACATGCGAGAAGAAGAGTATCTCTTGCGGATTACGAATTTGCGGATTTAATAGATCAACAAGATAAAGTGAGACTCTTGATAGACCCGACTTCATCTTATGCTCAAGCTGCTGCTATGGCAATGGGTAGAGCTATGGATGATGTAGTAATATCGGCTGCTTTGGGAACTGCGTTCACAGGCGAAACTGGTTCTACATCAACAGTATTACCTTCAACACAAAAAATCGTTGAGTCTGGTACTGCTGGTTTAACTATTGCGAAGTTAAGAACTGCAAAAGAAAAGTTCGACTTAGCAAGTGTAGACCCATCAATCGCAAGATTTATCGTGGTTTCACCAAGACAGATAACCGATCTATTAGGAACAACTGAAGTAACAAGTTCTGATTTCAACACAGTTAAAGCATTAGCTAATGGTGAAATCAACTCGTTCTTAGGTTTTAACTTTATAGTATCAAACAGACTATCTATTGCATCTTCTAAAAGGAAGTGTATCGCATTTGCACAAGATGGTATTGCATTAGCTGTTGGTAAAGATGTTCAAGCTAGAATAGACGAAAGAGCTGACAAATCTTACGCAACACAGGTGTACTACTGTATGTCAATCGGTGCTACTAGAATGGAAGAAGAAAAAGTAGTAGAAGTTCAAGCACACGAAGCGTAATAGAAGGAGATAAATAATTATGGCAAATTCAATTCAACAAGCGAAAATTGCTGCAACTCCTTCTGAGAAGGTAAAGACTAACGAACTTGCTGGTAGAGTAAGAGTAGCCTTTGCTGAATACGAAGCGAGTGCAGAGCAATCAACAATACACATGTTTAGTTTACCAAATGGAGCTAGAATCCTTAGTGGTAGACTTGCACATGATGCACTAGGTTCATCAACTACATTATCAGTTGGTCACAATGAGTACATTGACTCTTCAGAGTCAACTGTTGCGGCTGATGTTGATGAGTTCAAAGCGGCTGCTTCTTCAGCATCTGCATCATCTGCTGCTGTTGCAACAACAATAGCTTTAGGTGAGAACTCAGTTGTGAATGCGAATAAGGATGGTATCCCAGTTTCTGTAACTTTAGCAGGAGCTAATGGTACTGGAACTATTCAGTTGCACATGACTTATGTTATTGACTAATAACTAGATAAGATAGGGGAGAAATCCCCTATCTTTTTTTTTAAAATTATTTTATAAGGACACATGGCATCAGTAGTCGACATTTGTAACACAGCGTTAAATCAGTTAGGAGCATCAACAATATTAACTCTTACTGAAGATTCTAAGAACGCAAGACTATGTAATGCTAGATATACTCAGATAAGAGATGCAGTATTCAGATCGCATCCTTTTAATTGTTTACAAAAAAGAGTAGAGCTTTCATCTTCAACAACAACTCCTGCATGGGGTTACAGCTTTCAATATGATTTACCCGGTGATTGTTTAAGATTACTTAGAATATTAGATTATGATTCAGATCATAAGGTAGAGGGTAGATCAATATTATCAAATAATTCTTCAATGAAAATATTATACATATCAAGAATTACAGACCCCAATCAATATGATGAATTATTAAGAGAAACAATATCAGCAGCTTTGGCAGCAGATATAGCATACGCCATTACATCTAATAATACTACACAACAAAACATGATAGCTCTTTATCAAGACAAACTAAGAGATGCTAGATTTGTAGATTCAACAGAGGGATATAATACTACTCAAGAAGATGGAATGACAGATGTCATTGATGCTGGTACATTTATAAACTCAAGGTTTTAATAAATGGCTAGGGTAGCTGCACAACTTACAAACTTCACAGCAGGTGAGTTATCACCTAGATTAGATGGTCGTAATGATCTATCTAAATATCCAGCAGGATGTAAAACTCTTGAGAATATGGTTATTTACCCACATGGAGCAGCAGCTCGTAGACCGGGTACACAGTTTATATCAGAAGTAAAAACATCATCTGCTTCTACAAGATTGATACCTTTTGAATTTTCTACAGTACAAACTTATATACTAGAGTTTGGCAATCAATACATAAGAGTTTACAAAGACAAAGGACAGGTGCTTTCAGGTGGAGCTGGTTCATCACCAGTAGAAATATCAACACCATATCTAACTGCACAACTGTTTGATATTAAGTTCGCACAATCTGCCGATGTTATGTATATAACACATCCGAGCCATGCAACAAGAAAGCTATCAAGAACAGGTCATACATCTTGGACATTGACAGAAGTTGATTTTACCAATGGTCCATTCTTAGATACCAACTCATCAACTACAACTTTACAACCATCTGGTACATCAGGCTCTGTAACTATAACAGCTTCTGCAAGTACATTTGTTTCTACAGATGTTGGAAGGTTAGTTCGTATAGGTGATGGGATTGCAAAGATTACAAACTTTGGATCAGCAACATCTGTTACCGCAACAACATCTACAAACTTTGCAAATACAAATGCAGTTACAGATTGGAACTTAGGTGCATTTTCAACAACAACAGGTTTTCCATCTTGCGTAACATTTTTTGAACAAAGATTGGTATTCGCTGCAACACTCAACAATCCACAAACAATTTACTTTTCAAAGTCTGGTGATTATGAAAACATGGATGCGAATATTGGCGGAACTGTGGCAGATGATGATGCTATTGTATACACCATCGCATCAAACCAAGTTAATGCTATAAGATTTCTTTCACCAACAAGAACTTTAATTATTGGTACAGCAGGTGGTGAGTTTGCTGTTTATGGGGGTGGAGACAACGATGCAATCACGCCAACTAATATTATAATTAAAAAACAATCAAACTTTGGTGGTGCAAATGTAGATGCTGTGCCTGTAGGTAACGCTACA